GGGCTCGACCAGGAGCCACACGATGGTCGAAGTGTCCGCGACGCTGGTCGAGGTGATCGCGAAGGACGTGCCGTTAATGATCGTGTACGACAGGTCGCCCGTCGTGCCGCCAATCAGCGAACGCGACAGCATGATCCGGGTGATGGTCGTCACCGAGGTGTTCGCGACGATGACCGTACCGGCGACGAGAACCGCAGTCCCCAGGCGCCCGTTCGTGCCCTCCTTGACGCGCAGCCCGCCGCCGACCGTGGACATGACGACGTTGCCGCCCGAAGTCAGATCGCCCGACGTGGCGCCCGCAGGATTGAAGAGAGGCATGTCACCACTCCGTCAGGCGCGCATTACCGTTCGCTGCCGCCCAGATGCCATCCACCCGGCCGCCGAAGATGAGCTGCGGAAACTCGTAATACCCGTTCGAGGCGAGCTGAACGGTATAGCTGGACGTCGAAGCCGTGGCGCCGAACTTGACGTACAGCACCGCCGTCGAGTCGTTGAAGATGGCACGCCCACGAGCTGACCCGTTCGCGGCGAAGAGCGTCACGCTGGACGCACTCGAAGCGACGTTGGTCAGCGTGGCCGTCTGCTTGTTGATGAATGACATGGCCAGCCCTCCTTGGTGCCGGACACGAAAAGGGGCCGCCGCCCACTGACGACGGCCCCAATTCAGTTGGATCAGGCTGCGGTGACCGAAGCCCCGTTATCGAGCACGACGTACGTAAGGGTCCACGTGACGGCGCCGGTGTTCGTCGCCGCCGTGTTGAGGCCGATGGCCCCAGGAGTCACGACGATCGGGTTGCGGAGGCCGGAGACGCCGCCACCCGTCGACTTCACGAGAGCGTCGCCAGCCAGGCCGGTGGGGGACAGGAGTCCACCGAGGGCCAGGCCGTTGATGTCCACCGTGGTGGAAAGGTCGTTGACCGCACCGTTGCCGGAGGGGGTGGCGACCAGCTTGACGGCGTTGGCCTGGGCCTGCACCGCCGTGGTCACGACGCCGGTGATCGAGGTGACGAGCACCCGACCGCCGATGACGTTGAAAATCGAACCGGTCGCGGTGGCCGGAAGGGTCTTTGCTCCACCGGTGACCTTGGTACCGGCGAGGAGCGCGCGGAGCTGGTCTGCCTGGACGATGATCGACATGATTCAGCCCCCTCAGGCCACGATGTTGGACTTGAGGTTGGACGGCTTCCGCTGGACCAGGAGGTCGTGGATGATCGCGACGCAGGTACCGGTGGCGGCGGTGCAGACCACGGAGTCGTAACCGTCAGCAAGCTGCTCGGCGCGGACCGTGATCGCCACGACGTCGTTGGTGGCGTCGGCGTGGGTGTAGACCGCAGCCGCCGTCGGGGCCTTCAGGGTCCAGGTGCCGCCCTGATTCGGACCAGCGTAGATCTTGGACTGGGTGCCGTTCGAGGGAGCGGTACCGCCGAAGGTGAAGAGGGTGAGGGACTGCGAGGAGGCGCCACCGATCGTCTGAGTGAACGTGAGCGCCTGGGTGCCCGCGTCCAGGAAGGAGAGGAAGGTGATGGCGGTACCGGCGGTCAGCGGGACGCTGACACCGGAAGCGGTGTAGACCGTGTTGAGAACGCGGCCGAGTCCATCCTGAGACATGTTTCCTGCTTTCTGTGGCGGGTTTCAATGCGCCACGAGGTTGGCCTGGGGGAGGGGGTTGGATGCCTCCCCCAGGGTCAAGATTACGGGCGCGTCGCCAGCTTGACGAACGGGCTGAGCGTCGGACCCGAGTTACGCGGGGTGATCGCCGACTGCAGCCACGGGCGGCCGTCGACGCGGGTGACGAACTTGTAGGACGTCTCACCGTTCTGGAAGCGGAAGTGCGGGCTGGACTCGACCGTCATGGCCTGACGGTCACCGATCAGGTAGTAGCTGAAGTCGACGAAGTTGATGTCGCCCGTAGTACCGAGAGCGGACACCTTCTCCGAGATGACGACCGGACGGCCCAGGATCGTGGCCGCAGGGCCCTCGACGCCGTTGTTCAGCCACACCGGGGCGCCGCCCGTACCGACCGAGAGGGCCATGGTGGCCAGCTCGGGGAAGGTGTCGGGAGAGACGACCCAGACGGCCGAAGACAGGCTCTGGGGAAGCATGCGGGCGTACATCTTCACGATGTTCTCCCACACGATCGTGGCGGTCGCCTGACCGGCCTCAGCAGTCACGGTGACAGCCGCTTCGGCGTTCAGGAAGCCCTTCGGCATACCGGCACCGTTGCCACGGATGAACGCGTCATCCTCGAACCAGGCCAGCGCCTCGGGGAAGGTCGAGCGGATGAACGCCTCGAACGAGACCGCAGAGTCCGTGATGAGCTCGTTGGGGACGTTCGCGAACGCCGTCAGCTTCCAGGCCTCCAGCGCGATCCGCCCGAAGGTGGCCGCGACGTCGGTCATGGTGCCCGACTCCGGGGTCCAGAACGCCTGGACGCCGCCATAGACGTTTGTGGCGTGCGAGGTGTCGTCGACCGTCGGGTACAGGACCCGGGAGGTCTCCATCGGCACGACGCGGGCGCGGGGCCGGACGACTCCACGCTCCAGCGACAGCTTCAGGAGCTCGGCGCGGAATGCTTCGGGGACGAGGAAACCGCCGCCGGAGGGCTCACCGCTGGAAGCGGCGGCGTTGCGGAGCTCGGTGCGCTTGGCGTTGAGCGCCTCGGTGCGGTCGGTGTTGTGCCAGATGTCCTGGAGGAACCCGGACAGACCGTCGTGGTCGGTGGCCTTGAGCTTCGCGCCCTGGGCCTTCGGGTTGTACAGGCTACGGTCGGAGCCGTTCTTGACGACAGCCTCGACGCCGCCCTTCTTGAGCAGGGCCAGACCCTCGTGGTTCTCGTTCTCGCGCAGGTACTCGGCGAGGACCCGCTGGGTCTCTTCCTTGACCTGACGGCCGACCTCGGCATCGTTCTTGGCGATGTGTCCGGCGTAAGCCTTGACGACGTCAGAGAACTGACCCTCGGCCATGAGGCTCTGGACCTTGGCCCGGTCTCCGAGCAGCTCTTCGAGCTCGGCCTGGGCGGTGGGGATTTCGATCTTTGCCATTACTTAAGTCCCTCCTTCAGGGAGCTCTTGAAGGCTGCGAAGTCCCAGGTGAACTCGGGCTCGTCGTCCTTCTTGTTCTCGACCACCGGCGTCTCGGCCGGGGCGTCTATGGTGACCGGCGCGGGAGCGTTGCCCCGACCGGCGTGGTTGTACATCGACAGGTCGAAAGCGTCGGCCTTCTTGGCCTTGCCTTCCACCTCGTCGACCAGACCGGCGTCCAGCGCCTCGTCGGCGGAGTACCAGGTCTCTTCGCGCATCCGGTTCCGCCAGAACTCGGTGGTGTTACCGGCCTTGTCGGCGTAGACGGAAGCGATGTTGTCGGAGGTGCGGTCGAGGAGGTCGGCCAGCTTCCGCATGTCTGCGGCGTCACCGGCTGCCATCGTGAAACCCTCGTGGATCATGAGCTGGGCCTTCGGGGCCATGACGACCCGGTCGGCACCCATAGCGATCACCGAGGCGATGGAAGCGGCCAGGCCGTCGACGTGGACCGTGGTCTCACCGGCGCGGTTCTTCAGGGCCTGGTAGATCGCCAGACCGTCGAAGACGTCCCCGCCGGGAGAGTTCAGGTGGACCGACACGTCGCCGTCGAGGGCGCGCAGCTCGTTAAGGAACGACCCGGAGGTCATTCCGTAGCCGCCGATCTCGTCGTAGATGTACACCTCGTTGGCGCCAGCCTTGTTCTCGATGCGGTACCAGTCGACCTTTGTGAGGTTCTTGGGCCGCTTCGGCGTCCAGTTGCTGGTACCGGACTTCCAGTCGTCGGGAAGGGCGTCGGTGGCGCCCAGGGCGGCAGCACGCTTCTTGATGTGTGCCTTCGCCGCCGCCGGGTCGCTCGCACGGCCGATCGCGTGGATCGCGTTGTCGAGGTCTTCCCGGGTAACGATCGGGAAACTTCCGTCCGGCATGGCCTCACCGCTCTTCGCGAGGCGCTGACGCTCCTCCGTGGTGAAGTCCCGGTTCAGGAAGTCCCAGTCGCAGTAGTCCTTCATTTGTTGTTCGCCTCCCTTGCGGGGCTCGGAGTGGCGGGCGGCTGGTTCGGCTTGACCTGGCCATCACCCTGGGAAGGACGCCCAAACGCAGGCGTCGGAGGCGCGGGCCTCTCCCACTGCATGTCGGGGAGTCCCACGACCTTCGCGGCGTCCATGCCGTCGACACCGGATTCGGTGAGCAGCTTAAACGCCTGCGCCTTCGTGATCCGGTCCTGGGAGTCCGCTTCGCGGTCCTCGGGCACCGGGTCATCAAAGTCCAGCTCCAGGCCCCTGGCGGTGTCACCGAACAGCGGGAGGAGGTAGTTGTTGAGCGCGTACTTCAGCTTGTTGAGGCGGGGCCGCAGCAGGTAGCGCCCGAACATGCGTTCGTTGGCGTCGGCGACCGCTTTGTTGACATTCTCGGTGGCACCGGTCATCGCTGTCGGATACCCGAAGGCTTCCCGGATGTCCTCGCGCGACAGGTTCGCCAGCTCGACGAACGTCATGTCCTTCATCGTGTACTTGCGGTCGACCCACTTGCCCTGCTCCAGGATCGCCACACGGTGGGCGTTGGCCACCCCTCGGTGCTGCTCCCGCCAGCGCTGTTCCAGCTCGCGGAACTCGTCGTCGTCGAGGCGGTCCTCGATCTCGATGATCCCGCCCGGCTCGGCGCTGTTGAGGAAGAAGTTCCGGTTGTACTCGGAAGCCATCCGGTTCGAGTCGAGCTTGATGGCGAGAGCCTGGAGCGGGCCGAGGCCGCGATAGATGTCGAGCGGGTTGGGGCGGCGGCCCTGGATGACGATCTCCTTGCGGAGCGGCACCATCTCGCCGTCGTCGCCGACGTAGATGTACCCGGTCAGGGCATCATACTGGTCGGTGACGATCTTCACCCGGTCGGGGCGCATCGGCCACAGCTCGATGGGACCGGCGGCCCGGATCGACCCGAACGCACACACCCACCAGAACTCGCCGGTGGTGTCGAAGTGCTGGATCGATGTCTCGACGAACTCCATGAAGTCCATCACCGAGTTCGGGTTGGACAGCAGGTCCAGGATGGCGTGCCTCTGGACTTCGATGCGGGTTTCCATCTCGCGGTAGACCCGGCGCCCGTCAGTCTGCTTCCGGTAGAGATGCCAGTTGACCTGGGCGGTTGTCTCGGCCAGACGGGACACAATGCCGTAGGCGGTGGAAACCTCGCCGTACTGCTCCATGCCGCGCTTCATCTTCTCGCGGGTGGAGGCGCCACGCCCGCCGAGGATGTTGAACACGCCTCGGTCGCCGGTGGTGCGCGGAGCGAGGGGGATCGGAGAGCGGTTCTGGAACGTGGCGGAGATGTTGCCCAGAATGCTCAACGGTCACTCCTCCTCTTGTCCTGCTCGTGGGACCACAGCATCACCCAGACGAGGATGCCTCCGGTCACATAACCGGCCGGAGCGCAGGCAGTCCACACCCCATACGAGATCAGTGTAGCCCCTAGCACGGTGATCGCAAGAGTCAATAGGCTCCTAACCGTAGATTGCATGGTCACATACGCCTGCTGCCTCTGTTTCCTGCCACGCCTCCACCGCTGCTTCCACACCGGGAGGGGCTTCAGATCGTCGGCGCTCATCGTCACTCCTAGTAGGTGATGGTGCGGAAGCGGGGACGGGACCGGAGGTCGATCTCGGCGATCATGTAGCGCATGGCGTCCATGCCGTGGTCGTCCTCCTTGACGGGGTGCTCCTTCGGTGGCTTCCCGTTGTTCTGGGCGAGGACGGTACCCCGGTCCCAGATGTAGCCGACGATCTCCTCCAGGGTGCTGGTCGGCTTCTTGGCGTCCTCCAGGGCTTTGTCGCGCTCGACCAGCGCCCCCTCGCACAGGAAGATCTTCGGCTTGCCATCGGCCTCGTTGACCTTCATGCGCTTCTTGACGGCCTGGATCCCGTCCTCGACGGTCTTCTTCGCCGCTTTGGTCGACATGCCCAGTTCCCGCTCCAGAACGGCCCGGCCCTCGGCATCGTGGTCGCAGATGATCATCCTGGGCCGGGGGGAGTACTTCAGGTTCATCGCCGATTTGATCTTCGGCGCCATCTCGTCGACGGTGATCTTCGTCTGGTAGAGCTCGCGGTACAGGTACAGCCGCCCGTGGTCGTCCTCCGCCCAGAACTGCACGACCATCGGGTTGGTGTACCCGAAGTCGACCGTTACGTAGCGTGTCCATGACACAGGGGGTTCAGCGATCCGCTTGTGCAGATGCACCTCCGGGTCCCACTCCTCGTAGATCAGGCCCTCGGCGGCACACCAGATCCCCCGGCGAAGACGCTGGAACCGGACCCCCGAGAGAGCGTCCAGCTTGCCCATGTAGGCCCGCCCAGACTCGGTGATCTCCCCGGTCAGAGGGTCGAACAAGGTCGGGTTGTCCTCGTGCCGGGAGCGGATCATCTGGGTCTTGCCGTTGTCGCAGCGCACCTTCAGCCAGTGAGTCGGCGTCCAGGGGTTCGCGTCGGCCATGAGCTGCTGGAACGACACCTTCCCGTTACGGAGACGGGTCGTCATGGCCTCCCAGTCCTCCTCGGTGAGCTCCGTGGCCTCCTGGGCGTAGATGATGTCGTACTCCGATGACATGATCTTCATCGACTTGTCCATGCCGCCGACCGTGATCGTCGACCCGTTCTTGTACTTGTAGCACGCAGCTTCCTTCGGGGAGCCACCGAACCACTTCATCTCGCCGTTCGCCAGATGATCCACCGCCACATGCTGTTCGAAGGTCACCAGGGCCGTCGACCCCAGAGAAGCAAGGGTCTTCCGCACAATCAGCCCACGCATCCCAGGATTCAGCAGCGCCATCATGTGCAGCTTCTCCAGGCAGGCACGGCTCTTACCCGTACCGGCGGGTCCCGCGAAGAGCACCTCGTCCCCCCGGAACTTGAACAGCTCCACACACGTCCCGTGAGGCTGATACCGGTGCACCGGACCCCGGGGCTTCAGCCTCGCCAGACGGCGCGCCTCGGCCCTCTGGGCGTCACCCCGGGCTACCGCAGCCTCGATCAGCTCATCCGGGTCGCTCATGTCAGCTCCGAAGGATCGATGCCGACCACCTGGTACGTGACCTGCTGGGTATTCACCTGGACCTGCGTCCGCGCCGGAAGCTGGCCCAGCTCCTCCGCCACAGCCTTCAGGATGCTGACCAGAACCTCCTGGTTGCGGGGACTGGTTCCGGCTGCCATCTTCTCCGCCGCCTGCTGGTACTCGGCGATCCGGTTCATCTTCTGCGCCACCCACGTCCCGGCATACTCATCGGCCAGATTGTTGCGGACATCCTCGATCTCCATGCCGTACTTCCGCTTGAAGTTGGAGATCGACGTCCGGGACACACCGTACTGGTCGCCCAGCGCCTGACCGGTCTTCTCGCCGATCGCCAGATCCCGGATCAGCCGGTGCTTCACCCACCCCCGCTCCAGATGCCCCTTCGTGGGGCGCCGCCCATCGCTGCGCACCGGAGTCAGCTGACGCTCCAGCTCGGTCCCGTCGCCGTCACCCTTGGCGACCACCACATCCTTGCCATCAGGCACTTTGCACCACCCATCTGCCAGGTATCCCCTGACGTATCACTTTTACTTTCGAGGCATCTACTGCAGATCGGACCGTCGCGGGGGCCCGGCCAAAGGGGAGGAAGCGGGGCAGAAGGGGCGAACCGGACATCCAGGACCTAGGGGACCTAGGGGGCATACACCCCACCCCCACCCAGACCCACCTATACATGGGCACACCCATCCACACCCCCACATATAGGGGCATACCCCTGCATACATGGGCATAGCACCACCTACCTACCCACACCACCACATGCATTGGCATACCGGACATACCACCATGTACTGGCATACACCCACCCACACCTACCCATACCAGGGCACACGGTGTGATAGTGGTACACGGTGGTAGATAGTGGTACTGACTGTGACGTACCGTACCTGACCTGGGCGTACTGGGCATACCCCCGCATACACCCCCTACCCACACACCCCCACCTATAGGGGGGCATACCGGGACTGGTCGGGCGTTACCCGACCGTGACCCCGTCGATGCACGTCTGTCACCCATGGAGGCACCGGAGCGCTATACTTGGGGTATCACCTAGGGGGAAGCCCCCA